ACCCATAGAGTGCGAAAGACTACAAGGATTTCCGGATAATTGGACAGCTATCGGTAAGACAATGGGTGAAATATCAGACACCCAACGATACAAAATGTGCGGTAATGCAGTAACGGTTGATGTAGTAGCTGCCGTAGCCCATAACATTCGAAAATTGTACCTTTAAATCAAAACAACCTATGTTCAATATTTATCTTTCACCATTACGAGGACTATTACTTGGTGCAGCTTACTCAAACGAAGAAATAGAAGGTATCGAAGTACAAGAAGATAACCTGCGTCATGTATTGCAAATCGCATTCTTTCTGATTATGATTAATGTGGTTTGGTACACCGAATACGAAGAGGATTAATATTTTATCCTAATTTTGCAGGTATGAATCAAGACAAAAAGGACACAATAAAAAAGTTGCTACTTGAAGCCCTTGAAGAACACAAGGGTATTGTCACTTATGCTTGTAAAGCAGTTGGTATTGGGCGTAATACATTCTATGAATGGCTGAAACAAGATGAGGATTGGAAAAAGCAAGTAGATGACATTCAAGAGGTAGCTATTGACTTTGTGGAAAGAAAGCTATTCGATCAGATAGAAGAAGGTAATCCAACCTCAACGATATTCTACCTAAAAACCAAAGCAAAGAAAAGAGGGTATGTAGAACGCCAAGAAATACAGCACGATGGTAAGCTAGAGAATACCGTAGTTGAATGGCGGGTACATAAAGACGAAGATGGCGATAACAGTTGATTGTAATATACAATTCGAACAACTTTTAAAATCCAATAAGCGTTTTCGAGTACACCAAGGGGGAACTCGTAGCGGTAAGACTTATGCGGTGTGTCAATACTTGGCATACCTTTTACGCTCATCTGAAGAACCCCTAACCATATCTATCATTAGAAAGACCCTACCCGCACTAAAGGGTTCAGTACAGCGTGACTTCATTATGATACTGGAGCAGCTTGGGATGTACTACCAGGGTGTTCACAATAAAGCAGAAAACACTTTTCAGTACAGAAACCATCTCGTGGAGTTCCTATCAGTCGATCAGCCGCAGAAGATAAGAGGTAGAAAAAGAGCCATAGCCTATATGAATGAGGCGAATGAGTTAGACCTAGAGGACTTTCGCCAAATCAATATGCGTACCACCGACTTCTTGATACTGGATTTCAACCCTTCAGACCCGGTGCATTGGATATACGATGAGATAATACCACGAGAAGATTGCGATACTTGGATTACTACCTACAAGGACAATAAGTTTCTATCGCCCGAATTAATCAAAGAGATTGAACGCATGAAAGAGCGTGACCCTGATTATTGGCGTGTCTATGGGGAGGGATTACAAGCCATCTTTACCAAGCGACAGATATACAACAACTGGAACTTTATACCTGAATCAGAAATGCCTGACTTCGACAATCCCGTTATAGGCTTGGATTTTGGCTATTCCAACGACCCTTCAGCCGGTGTGCTTGTTCAGAAGAAAAACGATAAGCTATATGTCAAGGAGATTCTCTATAAAACTGGTATGACCAACACCCAACTGGCAGACTTCTTTAAATCTCAAGGCTATGCTCAAACCCTAATTTATGGGGATGCAGCAGAACCAAAGAGTATCGAAGAACTCAAGCAAATGGGATTGTGGTGTAAACCGGCAAAGAAAGGACAAGGGTCAATACTAGCAGGAATATCGCTTATCAAGGAGTTCGACATTTATGTTAGCGACCAGTCCAAGAACTTATACAAAGAGTATAACAACTACTATTGGGAAGAGTTAAAGGATGGAACGATAATCAATAAGGCGAAAGATGCCTTCAATCACCTACAAGATGCGTTGAGGTATGCGGTGTATTCAGAATACAGCAACCGCATAGATTTCTTCGTAGTTTAGCTATATTTTAAATTTGTATTTTTACAAAAAATTTCTTTAATGGCATCCATACTAGATCGGTTTAGAAATCTAATCACGAAGAACGCTACCAATTCTGCAGCTGAATACAATAGGGCTATATATAACTACCTGGGTCATTCCGTTATTTGGAACCAGGAAAATGACGATAACTATATTAAGGAGGGTTACCAACGTAACGCCACGGTTTATGCATTAATCAACATCATAACCAAGGCAGCTTCAACCATACCTTTTGCAGTTTACGAGAAAACAAACGATACCAATTACAAGCGATACAAAGCAATGACTGGTGGCTTGTTAGACTCATCGTCATTATATCAATCACAACTCATCAAGAAACAAGCATTGGTTGAGGTAGAAGGTTCAGAACTACAACAACTACTTGAGATGCCTAATGCAATGCAGTCGTATTCATCGTGGCTATCAGAACTAATTGCCTTCCGTAAGCTAACGGGTAACGGCTACATCTTTGGTATTTCACCCGACACCGGTAATAGAGCAGGTAAATACAATGAACTATACGTTATGCCTTCTCAAAAGATGGAGATTATTTCGGGCGGAATGTTAGAGCCAGTAAAGAAGTATCGCCTAGAATACAATGGTACATTCGAGATAGAGGCTGAAGATATTTGCCATATCAAAGACTTCAACCCCGACTATTCAGAAACAGGTTCACACCTTTACGGTCAGTCACCGCTTCGTGCGGGATTCCGTTCAATGACTATGAATAATGAGGCTTCACAGACTGGTGTAAGATACTTACAGAATCAGATGGCTCGTGGGGTGCTAATGTCAGAAGAGGGCGATATTAACGAGGTACAAGCACAACAGCTAAAAGATAAGTTCAGACAGAATCACCAAGGTTCTAACAATGCGGGAGATGTAATCATTACACCAAAGAAGTTATCTTGGGTGAACTTCGGTTTATCTGCATCCGATCTATCGCTGATTGAGCAGTACAACGCTTCGGTTAAAGACCTTTGTAATATCTATGGCGTACCAGTACAGCTACTAAACAACACGGATAGTAGTACCTACAACAACATGAAAGAAGCCAAGAAGGCACTATTCCAAATGGCGATTATTCCTGAACTCAATAAGATCAAGGATGAACTAAACAGATGGTTAGCACCTCAATTTGGTGATAAGCTATGCATCGAGTTTGACTACACGGCAATTCCGGAGATGCAAGAAGAAACCGAAAAGGTGGTAGGTCAATTATCATCTGCTTGGTGGATTACCCCTAATGAGAAGCGTGAGGTAATGAACTATGGTGTTGATGAAGAGAACGAGCAGCTCAACGACTACTTCATTCCATCAAATCTTATTCCAATGGGATATGGTGACCTACCCGTAGAAGAGCCTAAATCAGTAGATATTGATTTTAACTTTGCTGAAATCAAGAGCGTACAGAAGGCAGAAACTTACGACAACTATCCACAAGGGGCTACTAACAACGCCAAGAGAATGCTTAATTGGCGTGAGAAGTATGGTCGTGACGTAGTACAAGGAGGTACTGAAATAGGGTGGCAACGTGCCAACCAACTCGCCAAGCGTGAAAATCTTACGTTAGATACGGTAAAGAGGATTCACAGCTTCTTGAGCCGACATAAGGATAACGCCAAGATAGACCCAAAATACAAAGATGAGCCTTGGAAAGACAAGGGTTATGTAGCTTACAACCTATGGGGTGGTGAGGCTATGGTATCTTGGGCGAAGCGTATAGCTGAAAATGAATAACAATGCCATTACCGACACCAAGAATAAACGAAAGCGAAAACGAATTTATCGCACGGTGTATCGTAGATGCGGAAATAGAAGAAGAGTACGCAACGATGAGCCAAAGGATAGCGGTATGTTATAGTCAGCTAGATCAGAAGGCAATTACCAAAAGTAAAAACTACGATACCCAAAAGTATTATCAAGGGTATCAACGACAACTAGATATTGCGGAACGCCAAGAAGTTCGTAAGGTGGCGAGTTATTACGCTAACCAGTACGACCAGGCTATTCAGAAGTTTCTAGCTACCGGGCAGACCAATAACTTCCAAGGTATATTCAAAGAAGAGGATATACAGAACATCTACACCAATATTTATGTTAATATAGGACTTCGGGTATCCAAGTGGTATCAAAGCAACTATGAGAAGTACACCAAGAAGGCAGATGCTAACTTATCCGATAACTTCTTTGCGGGTAAGTTCAGATACATTTCACAACTGGTTGGTGCAGGTCGTGTAAGGTCAGTATCACAAAACAAACAACAAACCCTTGATCGAGTACTAAAGAAGCTAATGGCAGACCCCGACTTTCAATCAATGAACGAAAGGGATGCACAACGCCTACTTCGCCAACAATTCAAGGGTATCTCTAAATATCAAGCGGAACGTATTATAAGAACCGAATCTACACTAGCTGCAAACTACGCTACCGAACAGACTGCAAGACAGATGTTCAATGAACAGGATATGCAGAAAGAATGGATATCAGGAGGCGATAGTAGAGTTCGTAGGTTACCACGAAATAAGGCAGACCACAGAACGATGAACGGCAAGGTGGTAGATGCAGACAAGAAGTTTGAAGTGCCGACAAGAAATGGTGTAGAGATGATGCTTTATCCTGGTGACCCCGGGGCAAGTTCTTTCAACCTCATCAACTGCCGTTGTACAGTTGCTTACATCACAAGAGAAGATGCACAAGCACAGATAGATATTCAAGGTTTTGGCGTACAAGATTTAGGAACACTAGAACGAGTAGGCGAGAACTTTGGGGTTATAGTTAATACAACTACCGCAGCTGAAGAGGTAATAGAGCAGTCTAGGGTATCATCTATGAAACCCGAACGAATGGATGAGTTTGCAAGACTCGATCACGATACAAGCTATCTTGATTTAGTAGATGAAAAGGTTACTATTAATCAAGTGGCTAAAAATGCAAGTTGTGAAGTAAATGGTAAGACAATAAATCTTGTTATAGAGAAAAGAGATTATGTTGGAACTAAAGTATTTGTACACGAATACGCTCATGCTATTCATTTACAAAGTAAGTTAATTACGCCTTATGATATTAAATCAAGGGCTATGCTTGATTTTGTTGAGAAGTGGGAAAAGAAGTTCGGTAAAGGTAATAGTGCTAAAAGAAGAGCGATAGAAGAAGAATTAGAAAATAAATTAAGATATATCACGTTTGACAAAGAAGTTGCTGAAGAATTTGCTGATTATAGTAGGGGCGAGGTAAGAGCAATGGGTATTGCAACAGCAGATACTATAATGGCACTTACTGGTGCTAGAGCAGGTTTTGGTCATACCAAATCTTA